GAGCTGGGCGACGTGCGCGGCGGCCGCGGCGCCGGGATCGAGCTTGGGTTCGGGCGCCGGAGACGGCTCGGCGGGCGCCTCGGTCTCCGGCTCGCTCTGCGCCGGCGTCTCCGGAGTCCCGACGGTCGCGGAGTGCCGCCCGCGCACGCTGTCTTTGCCGTAGACGTTGACGGTGCTGGCTTTGGGTTCGCCGGGCATCAGGTCGTAGAGGCCGGAGGCGGTCAGGCCGAGCACGATGCCGCGGGCGACGGCGTCCAGGTAGCCGGATCCGGTGGAGTAGGCGTCTCCGCAGGCGACGGCGACGCCGGCGAGCACGGAGACCAGCGGCGCCCACCGGGGCGGGAGCCCGGTGCGCTTGGCGAGGTTGGTGAGGGCGACGATGGCCGGGACGGTCAGGAGGATACTCATATGCTCGCCCCCAGCGCCCGCAGGTCATCGAGCAGGGACTTGGCCTGGGCGTGGACGGCCTCCATGAGTGTCTGGACCGTCTCCGGATAGGCGCTGTGCTCGGGGATGTCCGGGTTGGCGATCTTGATCGCCTGGTACTCCTCCCAGCTGATCCGGCGCATGCTGCAGCCGGTGACCAGGTAGGCGACGTTGTCGCCTACACGCCACACAATAATCATAGTGTCTCCTAGCGGTGGTTTGATTGGTTCTGGATCGTCTCGGCTGTCGCCGAGCGCGGCATGGTAGATATCGTCCAGTTGGTCTATTTTCGCGTCGTACGGACAGTTTTTCCCGTAGGCGGTGGACCAGCGGGCGCCGGTCTGCGCCCTGCACCAGGTTTTCCGGTCGGTCGGGTCGAATCTGCCGAAATCCCCGGCGCAGCCGAGCCGGTGCCAGGCGAGGCCCCGCAGGTCGCCTGGCGTGGCGATACGTCGCGGGACGTGCGGGTGGGTGTCCCATATCCAGGCGAGCAGCTGCCCGAGCGCGGTCACCTGCGAGGAGGTGAGGGCCCGCTCGGAGGCGCCGTCCCACGTCTCCACCGAGATATCGCCGAAATTCCCGGCGCCGGAGGCCCTAGTGGCCTGCGATGTGGAGGCGTACTGGTAGACGTCCCCGCTCCCGTTGACGTAGAACGTGCTATACGTGCCCTTGTAGGGCCCGTATCGGTAGAGGTTGGTGGCTCCGGAGACGGCGGTGTGGAGGGTCATCCGCACCGGCGTGTGCGACCGGTCGGAGGTTTCTGCGTTGAGGGGCCAGTGGGTGGCCCCGGGATACCAAGCCATATTGGTGGCGCCTTTCTTTAGTATCCTATTGCGGTCCACATGAAAGCATACGGGACGTTGCCGCCGGATCCGCGGAAGCGCGCCCTAAACTTCTCGGTGCTCAGGGAGTCGATTTCGAGGGGCCCCGGGGGCGGCTGGCACTGGAATTGCGCATTGTTGATCCCGGACAGCGGCGTGCACGTGATCGAGCAGACGCCTTCCTGGAAAGTCACCGGGAAGCCCGCCTCGGGCATGTAGGTGAACCCATCCTGGATCGACGTCGGATAGGCGAAAACGATGCCCGTGACGATCCGGCATTTTTTCCAGTAGGCGGCAGCCGCCGTGCCGGAGATGGAGGTGCCGTTGGTATGCGACGCCACGAGACTGTTGTCTATTGCTTCGGTACGGCATTCGAGCAGCGTGTCGTTGAGCTTTTTCGCCGTCAAAAGCTCGCCGTCGGTGAAATTATACATGTCAGTCCCTTCCTTTCCACCGGATGGCCTCTAGCCATGCCGGCACGTACTCGTATGGGATGGGTTTCTGTAGCTCTAGCGTCGTTTTGATGCTAGTGGTATCCAGGGTCCATTTGATTCCCTTGATGTGGCAGGGGTAGGTGTCCTGGATCGTGGAGACCATGACTATGTCGGTCAGGTCCAGCTGGGCGGTGCGTCCGACGGTGGCCATGGCGTCGCCGTGGACCCGGTGGGGGTGGGCGACGGCCGGGTCGGCCTCGTGCCAGGCGGGCAGGGTGACGGACGACGGCCACGCGGACGGGTAGTTGTAGTAGAGTTTCTTGGTCAGGGTGCCGACGGTCCGGGCTGCCCAGGTGTTTTGGTTGTGGAGGAATTCGAATGTGTTGACGGAGATAGCCACCTGCTTTTTGCGTTCCCCGAATTCCGTTTCGATCGTCCGCTCATACACGGTGGTCTTTTGCTGGCTCAGAGTGCCTTTGTCTTTCCATTTCTTCGCGTTCGGATCCCATTCTTGGTCTACGTGGTCGGTGGTGATGTCTAGGCGGGAGATGGCGGAGGACGCGTCGTAGTCGATCGAGGCCTCCGTGGTCTGCGGATAGACCGTCCCCGACTGGTATTGGGTGATGCCGCCGGCGTCGATCAGGTAGCCGGTCGGGAGGTTGTCGGGCGGGGACCAGGCGAACGTCAGCCAGCCGCGGCTATCGATGAACCACGGCCGGCAGCCGGTGGCGGTGATGATGTCCAGCCACTGGGCGAGGGACCGGTCCGTGTAGGGCGCCCTGTGGACGCCGAGCCTGGACCATCCGTTGTCGCTCTTGAGGGTGGTGTGCCAGGAAATGCCGTTGGGGCCGGTGACTTCGCCGATGCCGTTCGCCGTCCACACCCACCCCTCGGAGAGCGGCCCCACTGAGGTTTTGGCTGCGAGTTTGGCGGTGGAGTCCACGGAGGTGATTTCGGTGGTGTAGGTGCCGTCGGGCTGGTAGTGGGAGACGACCGTATCGACGGTGCCGGTGAAGATCGGCGTGGCGGACGGGCAGTGGACGAGAATGGTCCTGCGGCCGCGGTGGATCTTAGCGACCCGAGGATCATAGGAGTCCTTATAGGTGGCTTTCATGGTGCCGATCTTGTAGTTGGAGGTGATGCCGTCGTAGTCCATGCCGCGCTCGGTGGTGACGGTGGTGCCGTTTTCGAGCATGTTGACCCATATCAGGTCGGCGTCGGAGGGCGGGAGCGTGTATTGGCCGAGCCGGATGTTGCCGAGGGTGTCCCAGTCGCCGACCTTTCTATTCGGGTCGGGGAGCGTGGTGGAGCCGAGGATGATCTTGCCGAGGCGCTGGTCTGCGGTGGCGGGGTCGGGGAGCTGTGCCATGAGGGCGTAGGCCTCCGGGCCCGTAGCGGCCAGCCCGTCTCCGGGGATTTCAAGCTCGTGCTCCACGTGCAGTTCGCATTCCTGCCCGTCGCAGACTTCGGGGGTCTCTATGGTGAGCCGCTGCAGGTAGCGCGGGTTGTAGGAGAGCCAGGTGCGGTCGGTGCCGTCCATGGTCTGGGTGCGCACCGTGCCCTGGATCCCGATCCTGGCGGTGGCGCCAGGGACTGTGGAGCATTTGATGGTGACGGTGACGGCCGGATTCCACGTGGCGGGGAGGGGCGGCAGGTCGATCGTGATCAGGTCGCGGCTGTCGGCCTTGAGCGTAAAATCCCCTTTCGGGTCGTGCCGTTGATTGTCGGGGACGAAGACACGCACCCGGTCTTGGCCCCACTGGTCGCCGGAGCGCTGGCGCCAGTGTTTGGGTGCGAAGTCGAAGCGCGAGACGGGCGGGTAGACGTGCATGGTGCCTCCTATCCTACCAGGTGACGGCCGGTGGCGCGCTCGTAATCGCGGATGGCGTCTACGACGGCCTGGCCGGAGCGGGCGTCGGCGGTGAGGGTCTGGACGGTGATGTTGACGGGCCGTGTTTCACGTGGAACCGCCGCAGCGACGGCGGGGAGGGGCATGCCGGCGGGGACGCCGGCGAGGGCCTGCCCGTCGATCATGCCCGGCATTCCCCGGGTCAGGGATTGGAGGGAGGATCGGACGGCGCCATACCGGGACGCCATCCCGTCCACGAGGCCCTGGATGATGAGCTGGCCGGCGCCGCGCAGGAGGGTGCGGTCCACGGACTCCGGGCCCTTCCACGACGTGAGCTTGTTGGTCAGCCACTTGAAGCCGTCTTTGATGGCGCCGAAGCCTGATTTGATGCCGTCCCATAGGCCTCCGATGATCTTCTTGCCGACGTTCCACAGGATCTTGCCAGCGTCGCCGAAAGCCTTCACGATCTTCCCGGGAATCTGCGCGACCCACGACACTACCTTTGTGATCCCGTTCCAGATGGACGATACGATTTGGCCCATCACGTTCCAGACTTTGGACAGAAGTTTGCCGAACCAACCGATAACCATCCCAATACTGCCAACGATGGTTTGGAATGTTATTTTGATTTGGTGGGCGGCGGCGCCGATGACGGATTTGATCCCGCCCCAGATGGATTTGACGACGCCGAGGAGACCCTGGAACGCCGAGCCGAGCCATCCGGCGGCGGTCCGGATGCCGGAGAAGACAGCGCCGATGACGGCGCCGGCGCCGCTAATGACGGCCTTGATCCCCGCCCACACCCAGCCGGCGACGGTCGCGATCCCGGTGAAGACGGCGCCGATGACTGCGGCCCCGCCCTTCAGGAGGGCGATAAAGCCCTCCCAAGCGGCTTTGACGATGGCGACGGCGCCCGTGAAGACCAGCTTGACGCCATCCCACGCCCAGCCGACAACGGTGGCGAGCCCGGACATGACGGCGGAGACGGCCGTGACGCCGAGCTGGAAGACAAGCTTGATGACCTCCCACGCGATCTTCAAGGCGGTGGCCGCGGCCTTGACGACGTTGACGAGTAGCCGCCAGGCGCCGACGAAGATCCCGCCGATGACGCGGCCAAGCCCGGCCAAGAGGCCGGGGAGCTTGCCGATGAGCGGGACGATATGGTCGGCGATGAACCCCGTCACCTTGGTGACGATGGGCAGCAACAAGTTGCCGAGCTTGGCCTTGGCGTCCTCCCATTTCGCCGACAGCACTTGCTGTTTGTGCGCGAGTGTGTCTGTTTCCCGGGCGAATTTCCCGGTCGAATCCGCGCTCTGCTTTTGGATGAGGGAGAGCGTGGCTGCTTGTGTGGCCTGTGTGGTGAGCTGCCCGTTGACTTTCTTGTAGCCCAGGGCCGCGGCTTCGGCGTCGATCGCGTTCTGCGTGAGGGATATCCCGTATTTCTCGATCGGATCCCTCTCACCCTTCAACGCTGCGGAGAGAGCGTCTACGGCGTCTTTCGTGTTGCCGCCGAACTGAGCTGAAAGGTCCGCGCCTATTTTGATGACTTTGTTGGCCTGGTCGGCGAGCTGGTTGGCGGCCGTGCCGCCGTTTTTCAGCTGGGTGCCGATGAGCGTCGCCATTTCGTTGTATTGGTTTCGGGAGAGTCCGACGGCATCGGCCGCCTTCTGTGCGTAGGCGTGCACTTGTTTGGCGGATGACTTGAAGACGTCGTCCACGGCGCCCATGGATTGCTGCAAGTTGCTGGCGGCGCCGACGGCTTGCTTGCCGAGGGCGAAAGCAGCGGTAGCGCCGAAGCCGATGGCGCCGGCCGCGAGGCCTTTCATGCCGATGCCGAGGGCTGACATGGACTGCTTGAGCTTGCCGACGCCGCCCTCGGCCTGCCCGATCTTCCCCATCTCCGACCGAAACTTCTTCGTGTCGGCCGTCACACTGATTTTGATTGACTGCTTGCCGGCCATCCTGTAGACTCCTTCCCGTCAGTTGATTCGATCCTGACATCGGGGGAAGCCCCCCCGGGTCTGAGTTTGTTCTCCGCTTCTCTCTACCTCAGGCCCGGGGGGGCACTTTTTATGCTTTCTGGCGCCGGTTCCATTCGCGGATGAGCGCCGCGGTCTCCATCCTGGTCAGCCCCCAGTACTCACAGGGAGACGTGATGATGCCCGCCGAGACCATGGCTGCCATTTGCTTCACGAAAGGGCGTGGTCGCCTCGATCACGGCGGCCTGGCTGGGTGCGTGGGGGCGGATCCTGGCGAGGATCCCGGTGAGGGCGGCGTCGCGGGGCGGCTCCGTGTGGGAGGCGGCCTCGATGACGTCCAGGGCGTCGGCCATGGTGAGGCCGTCGGCGACGGACGGGGTGATGGCGGGGTCGCCGGGCTGGGCGAGGCGCTGCAGGGCGATGGTGGCGAGGGCCCGCATCATGAGGCCGGGGTCGGGGTCGGCGTCCAGGCCGGCGCCGGTGATGGTCGTGTACATGACCTGCTCCCCGATGGTGAGGGACTCGGCGAAGGCCGAGAAAGCCTCCGACTGTGCGTCAGTGTTGGATTCCATTAGAGGGTTCCTCCGATATTGTTGTCCAGGCCGAGCTTGTCGCATATCTCGGCGAGGCCCTTGAGTAGGTGCTTGACGATGTCCTGGTTGCGGGCTTCGAGGGCCTGCACCAGGAAAGGATGCGGTTTGATATGGTGGGCCGGCCATCCGTAGTGTTGGACGCCCGCGTAGGGGATCGATTTACGGCCGGCGTAGACCACGGATTTGGTTTTGCCGCGGCCGGCGCGGATCGATCCCGCGAGGCGGCCGGTCTTGTGCGGTGCGAGGGGTTTGGCGGTGCGGACCACGAGCTCGCCGAGCGAGTGCATTAGTTCCTTCATGTCGCTCGTCTCGGCGCCGGCCCGGGCGAGGGCCCGCATCGCCCTGTCTGCCCCCTGGATGCGCATGGTGACTCCGTCGCCCACGGAGTAGACGCCGTCATGCATCACAGGGCTCGCTTTCTATTTACGCTTGGGTTTTCTTTTCGCGGTTGCGGATCGTGAATTCGATTTCGGTCGTGCTGTCGTCGTCGCCGGCTTTGATGCCGATCGCCGGGCGCAGCTTCGGGAACGCGAGCGTCCCGACCCAGTGGGGTTCGTCCACGGTGGGCGTGTCGTTGGCGTGCGGAGCCAGCGTGAAAGGCACATTGTCTTTGCCGGGATTGTCGAATACCTTCATGAGCAGGGCTTCGGCGCTCGTGGACTGGACGATCGTGACTTCCAGGGTGGCTTTGCCGACGGAGCCTTTCATGACGTCGCCGAAAGTCTTCGTCCCCGCATCCTTGGTTTCCTCTTTCGGGAACTTCCACTCGGAGATTTCGGCGGCGTAATCGACGTTGTCGATCTTGAGGACCAGCTTGGATCCCCGGAGGCGCTGTATAGCCATCTTATTTGGCCTTTCGTGTGATGATGGTTTTGATGGTGATGCGGACGGCGGGCAGCGGGGAGGCGAGGGCGTCGCCGGAGATGGCGACGTACTCGCTGATGCTGATGCCGCCGACGTCCAGGGAGAGCATGACCTGGGCGACACGGTCCAGCCAGGCGGTGGCGTCGGCGACGGCCATGCCGGGCCGGGCGGTGACGGTGACCCGCCAGGTGGCCCGGGCTTGGGCGTACGGCAGGTTTTGGGTGTCGCCGGCTTCGACGCCCATGAGTTCGATCCAGGCGGTGGCCGGCGGCGGGGTCTGCGGCAGGTAGGATCTGACGTCGTTCAGCTCGGTGCCGAACGCGGCGCCGAGGACGCCGACCAGGCCTTCCTGGATTTCGGCGCGGCAGTCCGCGATGGTGGGTATCTCGGTCATGCGAGTCCTGGCCTGACGTAGGGAGCGAGCATGGGGTAGACGGCCCGGAGCGGGTCCCGGGCGAGCCGCACCGGGCTGCCGGCGTCCGCGAACGCTGAGAACACCCCGCCCGGAGACAGCATACGGGTGTTGAGTTCGCGGGCGACTTCGAGGACGGCCCTGTGGGCGATCTTGTCGGGCAGCTCGGAGGCGCCGACGTAGGATCGGACCATCTGGACGGCGGTGTCGATCATCTCCGCGATATCCGTGGGTTCCAGGGTGGAGGCCCCACCCGCGAGGTGCAGTTCGCGGGTGAGGACCAGCCGGAGTTTCTCAAGATCGACGGTGAACGCCACGCGTCAGCCCTGCTTGAACGTCCAGGGCAGGAGGGCGCCGGGGAACGGACAGTAGTGGACGCATTCGCTGTAGATCGCGGTGTCGCGGCGTAGGTCCAGCACCTGGTCTTGCTGCAGCCGGAGCGGCGCCTCCCCGTCATCGCGCACGACGATCGCACGCTTGTCGTAGAAGCAGGCCAGCGTCTCGCCGGGGATCGGCACGACGGGCACACCGTACAGGCTCAGCGAGATGGGCTTGGTCGGGTCGATTTTGCCTTCGTTGGCGACGGCCGTGTCGGATCCGACCCAGCGGAGCAGCCGCTTTTCCTCGCCGAGCGCCGCGATCACCTTGATCAGGTCCCAGGTGAGGAAAAGCCCGTCGATCGAGTACTGATCACTATCGTCGAATGCCTTCTGCGCGTCAATGATAACGTTACGCAGCGATACCGCGGTGATTTCGCTGGCCTTGGTGGCGCCGCCGACGGAGTGCTTGGCCGCCGCGGCGACAATCTGCTCACGGACGAACTGCACGTTCCACGCCTCGAAAGCCTTCGCGTGTTTGATGGCGAGTCGCTGCCCGATATCGTCCAGGAACGCCGGGTCGGCCCGGTTGATGGTCGCACGGGTGAGGGACGTGCCGCCCGCGAACGCCGTGACTTTCGCGGTCTGCAGCTCATCGGTCATGGTCCCGGTCGCCACCTGGGTGCCCTCCGTGTACTCGGCGACCGTCAGGGAGTCTTCCTTGTAGACGGAGTACTGGACGGTCTGGCCCTGCATAGGAACGTCGTGCGTGTACGCCAGGCTATTGGTGACGCGCTTCTTAGCCTCCATCTTGGCTTGCAGGCGCCCGAGCCAGGCGGGCGGCTGCGCGGACTGCCCGACCTTGGTGACGGTGACGTCACGGAAATCAAGCCCCTCGGGGGCGTTCTTGATGTAGTCCCCGTAGGACCGGTACTGGGCGAGGGGATGCGGCTCGGTGACCTGAGCGGTCTCCACTCGGTCGATCCGGTCGCGGAGGGCACGGACGTCGGCGGAGATACCGCCGATCGCGTCATCCAGCCTGTCGATAGCGGCGTCTTCTGCCATTTTCTCCCTTTCGATAATCGCGGAGCGTTGGTCGGTGATTGCGGTGTCTTCGTAGGCCGGGAACGGCACTACGGAGACTTCATAGAGGGTGGCGCGGGTGACGGCGACGGCGATCCCGTCATCGGTGCGGGTGACGGTCTGCCCGTCGGAGGCGGGCAGGAAACCAATCGACATCTGGGTGAGGGCGCCGTCGGCGATGAGCTGGCGGACGTCCCTGCCGAGCTGCGTGTCGGAGATGCGGGCGTCGATCACGAGGCCGCCGTCTTCCTCGCGGGTCTCGGTTACGACGCCGATGACGTCGCGGTGCTCGGAGAAGAGCTTCACCCCGGTTTCACGTGGAACCAGGGCGCCGGAGTGGATGGTCTCCACGAAGCCCGGCGCTATCTCGGTGGGCGTGTCCAGGGGGACCGCCCGGGCGGTTATCTCCCAGCCGCCGCCGGTCCCGGCGTCGGCGAGGCGCTTGGTGATGGGGGCGCTACGCCTCCGGATCCGGTTCAGGGTCGCTGCCGGGTGCTCGGTTTTCGCCATCGGAGTCACCTTCTTCCTTTCCTTCTTCTTTGGATAGTGGGTTGAGGCCTTCGATGGCCCGGACTTCGTCGATCGTGAGGAATCCGGCTTCGATCGCGACCTTGTGGGCGGCGTACCGGGTGGTCGTGTCCGGCCTCAGGAAACCGTCAACGTTGAAACGCACGTCATCGGGGAGTAGCTCGGATAGGGCGGCTTCGATTTCCCGCATGTACGGCATCAGCGTATGCCGCACGAAAAGTATGCTTTCTTGCTCCATGTTGGCGTAGGTTTTGGAGTCGCCGTCGCCGGAGGTGAGCATGAGCCGTGCCGGGATCCCGAAAATCCTGGCGACGGAGATGACGTTGACTTTGCGGACGTCCAGTAGCTGTAGCTCGGCCGGCGTCAAGTAGCACTGTTTGTAGGTGAGGCCGGAGCCGAGCACGGCGACGCCGCCCTCGGGAGTCATCGTCTTGTTGGCGGCGTCCTTCCATTCTTTCGCCATGTCGGCGGAGAGTGTCTGGTCGGTGGTGAGGATCCCGGTGGGGCGGCCGCCGCGTTTGGTCCACTGGGCCGCGTATTGGTGGGCGTCTATGGCGCCGCGGAGTCCGTCGGCCCACGCCTGGATCGGGCCCTGGCCGAGCGGCTCGCCGGGCACGTGGGTGAGCTGCAGCTGGCGGACGTCGGAGACGGTGAGGGAGTCGTAGGTGATGGTTTTGACGCCGGTGGCGACGTCGATCCGGGCGGAGCACCGGGTCGACGT